ATCACAACTATGGTTCAGTTCATAAAACTGATGGCACTCCCTATAGAACTGAAAAAGGTGCTTTTCGTAATCACCCTTGTACTCAGTGGGCAGCAAAAACAATCGATAATGCTTATTGGTTAATTAAGTGGGGAATGAATCTTTGTGATGAATATTCCGTCCGTTACGGTAAGACTCATTCGTGCTATAATACTCTTTTGGAAGCATATTATTTGTTTCCAAAAGGAAAATTGACAAATGTAACTCCATTTGCTCGTGCTATGCCCGATGAATGGAAATATGACAATACTATTGATACCTTTACGGCTTATAAGAAGTACATTGCTTCTAAACCTTGGGTTGCCGATAATTATCTTCGTATGCCCGAAAGACGACCTTCGTGGATTTAATTAATTATGGAACTAACTGATAACAAACCATTCCTCTGGGTTGAGCGTTGGGCACCAGAATCTGTTGAAGATTTGATTCTTACTAAAAGTGTAAAAGAGTTTTTTACTAATGTAGTAAATGAGGGACAACTGAATCAAAATCTTATTCTTCAAGGTTCTCAAGGATGTGGAAAAACTCAAACAATCAAAACTCTCTGTAAGATTACCAAACAAGATGTTTTGTTTTTGAATGGTTCATCTGAGGGTAGGTATTTGGATACTATTCGTAATCAAGTCATTAACTTTGGAACAACTGTTTCTATGTTTAATGATAAGAAAAAGGTGGTATTTTTTGACGAGTTTGATGGAACAACTAATGATGTGATGCTTTGTCTTCGTGGTGTAATTGAACAACTTCACAATAATGTTTGTTTTATTTTTACTTGTAATAATCTAAACAAGATTATTGAACCAATTCAATCAAGGTGCGTTATTCTTAAGTACACGCCAATTTTGAAAGAAGAAAAACCACAAATGATGTCTGATGTTTTTAATCGGATGTCATATATACTTGAAAAAGAAAATATTGAATATGATAAAAAAGTTATTCTTGAACTTATTAAAAATTATTTTCCAGATACAAGACAGCTTCTTAATACTCTTCAAAGATATTCTACGGGAGGAAAAATTGACTCGGCAATTCTTGCATCTTTCTCAGACATCTCTGTAAATGAACTTCTTAAAAATCTTAAGGAAAAGAACTTCACTGAAGTACGTAAATGGGTTGTATCCAATCTCGATAATGATAGTGGTGTTATTCTTCGTAGGGTTTATGATGCACTTTACGACTCAGTTGTTCCAGGTTCTATTCCTGCTGCTGTTCTTATTATTGCTAAGTATCAATATCAGTGTGCTTTTTGTGCCGACCAGGAGATTAACTTACTTGCCGCTCTCACCGAAATAATGTGTGAGGTTGAGTTCAAATGAGTGTAAAAACTTTTTCATTGAAAACTTGTCTCCGTTATCCTGGTGGGAAATCTAAAGCAACTAAAACTCTTGCACCTTGGTATCCTGAAACTTTTAAAGAATACCGAGAACCTTTTATTGGTGGTGGATCTGTCGCATTTTACATAACTCAGGCATATTCAAATGTTCCTGTTTGGATTAATGACTTATACGTTCCTCTTTACAATTTTTGGATTCAACTTCGTGACAATGGAAATGAACTTTCTGAACGGTTGAAAGAAATCAAAAATAGAGTATCTGATTTTGCAACTCAGGATGAAAGAGATGCCTCACATAGAGAATTATTTGATAAACTCCGTGTAGATATTAATACTCAAGAGGGTCTTGAAAGAGCAGTAAGTTTTTTTATTCTGAATAAATGTAGTTTTTCTGGACTGACTGAAAATAGTACGTTTTCTCCAACTGCATCTCGTTCTAACTTTTCTTTTGTTGGTATTGAAAAACTGAAAGAATATTCAAAACTTATGAAAAATTGGAAGATTACAAATATTGATTACTCAGAAGTAATGAATGCTCCAGGAGAAGATGTCTTTGTATTTTTAGATCCACCTTATGATATTAAAGACTTTCTTTATGGAAAGGATAGAGAGATGCACAAATCATTTGATCATGAACTTTTTTCTCAAAATGTTTATAAGTGTCCTCATAAGTTTATGATTACATATAATGTAAATGAAAGACTTTTAGAATTGTATAAGGATTATTATCTTCGTGAGTGGAAACTGCGTTATTCTATGGCACATAGGGGAGAGAAGGGAACTGATGAAAATGTAAAAACAGAACTTTTAGTTACAAATTATCTTACAGAAAAAACTAATCCTTTGGAGATTGCTCTTTATGCCTGAACTTAAAGATTGGTTGAACTCCATTAACTTTACAAAAGAAAATTTATCAGAAAATATACAAGATTATCCTTCATATATTATTAATCGTTGTTTATCTGCACACATTGATTGCATAATGTATGTAAATGAAATGAATCTTCATCATTCTTTAGATAAAGATATGCAATATTCATTTTATCTAAATACTGTAAGGAAACGGAAGAGATTTTCTCCCTGGCTCCATAAAGATAAAGTCAAGGACTTGGAGTGTATAAAACAATACTATGGATATAGTAATGAAAAAGCATCTCAGGCACTGAAAATTTTATCAAAAGATCAGATTAACTTTATTAAACAACGACTTGATACTGGAGGAACAAAATGAATACGATAGAACCTATCGTTGAATGGTCTCAAGACCAAATGGTAGAGGTGATTTTGAATGAGCCTGATGACTTCTTAAAGGTTCGTGAGACTTTGACACGTATTGGAGTGGCATCTCGTAAAGAGAAAAAACTCTATCAATCTTGCCATATTCTTCATAAGCAAGGTAGATACTTTATTGTTCACTTTAAGGAACTATTTGCTTTGGACGGTAAACACGCTAACCTGACTGTGAATGATGTTCAACGACGTAATCGTATTGTTCGTTTGCTTGCTGATTGGGGACTAATTGCCGTCGTTAAAGAAGATAGTGTTGCTGATATTGCACCATTGAATCAAATCAAAGTTCTTGCTTATAAGGATAAAGGTGATTGGATTTTGGAGCAGAAATATAATATCGGTAAGAAAGGAAAGGTGGCAGAAACCGAATAAAAAAGTGCGGGAAACAACATCCCGATTTTTTTATGTTCTTGTATAATTAGTATTGGATGCCGTAAGGATCCATAAAACACAAACTCGCTTTTAAAGGAGCTACCATAATGACTAACCTTATGCGTTATACTGCGTCGGATCTTCCTGCCTTGATGGACAGGATTACGCGCAACAGTATTGGAATGGATGAGTATTTTGATCGTCTATTCAATCTTCACGAAACAACTTCTAACTATCCCCCATACAATCTTGTTCAGGTCAGTAATGTAGAGTCGAGATTGGAAATTGCACTTGCCGGATTTAAAAAAGAGGAAGTTCATGTATACACAGAGTATGGAAAACTTTTTATCGAAGGACAAAAAGAGGACAAAGAGTCTGATACCACATACGTCCATAAGGGACTGGCTCAACGATCTTTCAAAAGGGCGTGGACTCTCTCCGACGATACAGAAGTACGAGAAGTTACCTTTGATAACGGACTACTAACAATTAGACTTGGTAAGATTGTCCCAGAACATCACTCTCGTAAAGATTATCTCTAAATAGTATTGAATATCGTCGTCGCAAGAGGAGCACCTGGCAAAATCCAGGTTGACTCCTCATTTTTTTCGTGTTAAAATATGAGAAGACAAAAAGTAAAACATGACAATTAAACTTGTACTTTTAAAATCGGGAGAAGACATAATTTCTGATATTGCAGAAATGTGTATTGGTGAAGAAAATGATAAAAAAGTGGTTGGGTATTTTTTAAATAAACCTTGCATTGTTAAAATTAGAGACTCTCAAGTTTTAACAGAAGAAACTGAAACAAATCAAAAATCTGCATTTCAAGTTTCATTATTTCCTTGGATGCCACTTTCTGCCGAAAATAATATTCCGGTTCCATCTGATTGGGTTGTCACAATTGTTGAACCTAAAGAAAAATTAAAAAAAATGTATATCGAGGACGTGTTGAATTATGGAACAGAAAACGATCAAAATTCTGTCACTGCTGAACAATCTAATTCTGGTAACTCAGATTGAAGAAGTTGGTGCTGATATCGGAGAACCGGATTGCAAACTTATTAATCCATTTGTGGTTAAAGGTGATCAAACATTAGAACCATTTCTTTGTGGTTAAAAAAAACAAAAAACAATTAAGATGAATTCGGATAAGATTCTTACTCTTGCAGATCCAACACCAACCCTTCTTGAAAAATATGAGGACTTGATTAAAGAATGACTTAAGTATTTTTTTTCCTGTATCGAGCATACCATCCTGTGTATTTCCCGGTTTTATAATTTCGATTATTTTCGCCAGATATATCTGAATAATCTCTTTGTTTGCGATTTCCATTTTCATATGATTTTTTTAAACTTTCACTTCTTTTTTTATTACTTTCTGTTGAGTTAATTTTTCCCTTTCTGTTTGAAGTTTTTCCTTTTTTTGCAAGTGACATTTTTTCTTTAGTTTCTTTTGAACATTCTTTAGCAGTTTCTCCGCCACTTGTTAAATTGTATCCTTCATTCATAGTATTATAAAAAGTTATCCAATATGATTCTCTTTCATCTAAAATATCAGGTGAACATTCTTCTAGGATTTTAATTTTAAAATCTTCCCTTGCATATTTTCTCATCGCTCTGTATAATGATCTTGTATGATTAATATTTTTAGATGCTATAAAGTGTTGGGATATTCTCTTTGATAATCTTTGTTTGGTTTGTCCTATGTATTTTTTCCCACTAGGACTTTCTATAGAATAAATTATCGCCATATTAATAAAATTTTTCCTTTATATTTTTATTTATGTCTTCAAGGTTTTACACTAATGTTCAATTGATCGGAAACCAGTTTTTGGTTCGAGGAGTAGAAAACGGTAAAAGATTTGAAACACGAGATGAGTTTTTTCCTACTCTCTTTGTAAAAACTAAAAAGGATTCTAAGTATAGAACATTAAGTGGTGAAGCAGTAGAACCAATTAATCCTGGAACTGTGAGGGATTGTCGTGAGTTTTATAAAAAGTACGATGAAGTTGATGGATTTCAAATATATGGAAATGATCGATATGTCTATCAATATATTTCAGAAAAATATCCAGAGGATGAAATCAAGTTTGATATCAGTAAAATCAAACTTGTAACTCTTGATATTGAGGTTGCATCTGAGGAGGGATTTCCTGATGTTGAATCTTGCTCGGAAGAAATTCTTGCAATTACGATTCAAGATTATTCAACAAAAAAAATTATTACTTGGGGATCGAAACCATTTAAAAATACTCGTGATGATGTTACTTATCATCATTGTCCAAATGAGTATGAACTTTTAAATAACTTTATTCATTATTGGATGGTGGATGTTCCAGACGTAATTACTGGATGGAATATTCAGTTTTATGACATACCTTATATTTGTAAGAGACTGAATCGTGTTCTTGGTGAAAAACTGATGAAACGAATGTCTAACTGGGGACTTGTAACCGAAGGTGAAGTTTTCATTAATGGAAGAAAGCATACTACTTTTGATGTTGGTGGATTGACTCAACTTGACTACTTAGATCTTTACAAGAAGTTTACTTATAAGGCACAAGAATCCTATCGTCTTGATTACATTGCTGAAGTTGAATTGGGGCAGAAAAAACTAGATCACTCCGAGTTTGATACCTTTAAAGATTTTTATACTCAAGGTTGGCAGAAGTTTATTGAATATAACATCGTTGACGTAGAACTTGTTGACCGACTGGAAGACAAGATGAAACTGATTGAACTTGCGTTGACGATGGCATACGACGCAAAAGTCAATTATGCAGATGTGTTTTATCAAGTTCGTATGTGGGATAACATCATTTACAACTATCTCAAAAAAAGAGATATTGTAATCCCACCAAAGAATAAATCTCAAAAGAATGAGAAGTATGCTGGTGCTTACGTAAAGGAACCCAAACCAGGTAAGTATGATTGGGTTGTTAACTTTGACTTAAACTCACTATATCCTCACTTGATTATGGAGTTTAATATCAGTCCAGAAACACTTGTTGATGAAAAGCATCCTACAATCACTGTAGATAAAATACTCAATCAGGAACTTACTTTCGAAATGTATAGTGATTATGCTGTCTGTGCGAATGGTGCAATGTTCCGCAAAGATGTTCGTGGATTTCTTCCCGAACTGATGGAAAAGATGTATCAAGATCGTGTCATTTTTAAAAATAAGATGATTGAGGCAAAGAAACAGTATGAAAAGAACAAGACAAAAGAACTTGAAAAGGAAATTGCACGATGTAATAATATTCAAATGGCAAAAAAGATTTCCTTGAACTCTGCTTATGGTGCGATTGGTAATCAGTATTTCCGATATTATAAACTTGAAAATGCTGAAGCAATCACTCTAAGCGGACAAGTTGCAATTCGTTGGATTGAAAGTAAGATGAATGCTTACTTGAATAAACTTCTTAAAACAGATGATATTGACTATGTTATTGCTTCAGATACTGATTCCATTTATCTTAATATGGGTCCTTTGGTTGAAACTGTATACAAGGGAAGAGAGAAAACTACTCAGGGCATTGTTTCGTTCCTTGATAAGATCTGTAAGGTGGAACTTGAAAAGTATATTGAAGGTTGCTACCAAGAATTGGCTTCATATGTGAATGCTTATGATCAGAAGATGCAGATGAAACGAGAGAATATTGCTGATCGTGGAATCTGGACTGCTAAAAAACGATACATTTTGAATGTCTGGGATAGTGAAGGTGTTCGTTATGAAGAACCAAAACTTAAAATGATGGGCATCGAAGCAGTCAAATCTTCTACACCTGCACCTTGTCGTAAGATGATTAAGGATGCTCTTAAGTTGATGATGAGTGGAACTGAGAATGAAGTAATTGACTTCATTGAAAACTCACGAAAGCAATTTAAACAACTTTCACCTGAACAGATTGCATTTCCGAGAACAGCATCTGATGTTCAAAAATATCAATCATCTTCGTCAATTTATGCAAAGGGAACACCAGTTCATATTCGTGGAGCACTTTTATTTAATCATTATATAAAAGAGAAAAAACTTACCAACAAGTATTCACTTATTAATAATGGTGAAAAGGTAAAGTTCATTTATTTAAAAAAACCAAATAGCATACACGAGAATATTATTTCTTTTATTCAGGAGTTTCCAAAAGAACTTAACCTTGACAAATACATTGATTATGACTTACAATTTGAGAAAAGTTTTGTAGAACCACTCAAGATTATTCTTGATTCTATTGGGTGGAACGTAGAAAAAACTGTAAACCTTGAACTCTTTTTTGCCTAATGGATCTTCCTATTA